CGCCGCCATCAGCCAGGCGGGCGCCGGGTCGGCCCAGTTCGTCGGGGCCATGTCGCAGGCCGGCGGGGCGATTCAGAAGTGGGCTGCTCAGGCCGCGGCGGCCGGCCAGCAATCCGGCCAACTCGCCCAAAGCTTCCTCGCCGGCAAGGCGCCGATCGATTCGGTCGGCGTGTCGTTCACAGAGTACGGCGGCCGCGCCCAGCAGGCCGCGGCGGCCGGCGCCACCCTCAGCGTCAGTTTCCAGGCCAGCCAGTCGTCCATTGTCGCCCTGAACGGGGTGCTTCAGGGCGCGGCGACCGCGATCGCGCCTGTCATCCAGGCCGCCACGGGCTTGGCCTCTAGTTGGGGCCAGTTCCTGCAGCAGGCGACGCCCGTCGGCGCGGCCCTAAGCTCGGTTTCCAGCGCCGCCCAGTCGGTCAGCGGCGTGTTCAGCGACATATCCTCGGCGATCGCCGCCGCCAGTGGTGTGTTCGCCAGCCTTGATGAGGCGCTACAGAGTGTCGGCGATCTCTTCTACGGCGTCGGCACCGCCGTCGACGGCGTCAACGACACTGTCGGCAGCTTCAACGGCGTCCTGCAAAGCCTGAACGGCCTGTTTCAGGACGCCAAGGGCGCTCTCGACGGCGCCCAGGTCAGCATGGTCGCCTTCAACGCGGCCGCGGACGCCAATCCGGTTGGCCTGCTGGTCCAGGTGATCCAGACCCTGGTCGGCTGGGCCATGAAGGTGGTCGACTGGTTGAAACAGATCGGCGCCCTCGGCGACGCCTGGAACGCGATCAAGGCTGGCGCGGATCTTTTCTGGCAGACCCTCAGGATCGTCTGGGATTGGCTCGGCATCGCCAAGACGGCGATCGTAGACCTGCTGACCGGCCACTGGTCGTTCGACAACCTGCGGGACGGGTTCCAGAACCTGTCGAAAGACATCAAGCAGACCCAGGCGGACGCCCAGGACCTGGCTAGGTCGATCGCGTCGATCGCGGGCAAGGCGTTCGGTCAATCGGCAAGCGATCCGGGCGTTGCTGCGGGCGCAGCGCCCGCGGTTGCGCCTCGGAGCGGCGGCGCGCAACAGCAGGCGCCGCACAGCGCGTCACCCCCATCTGCGCCTCCGCCGCCAGCGGCCCAAGCCACTTCACAGTGCCCGCAAGACAAATGCGTCGAGCAGACGGCTCAGGACAGCCAGAAGGCTACCCAAGCCACCCTGAAGGGCATTGAAGACCGCACCAAGGCTCAGCAGAAAGCCGCCGACGACGACTATCAGATCGAGAAGATCGGTTTCTCCGAACGTGCGAGCCTGATCAATCAGGAGGAGCAATCCGGCGTCATTTCGGCCAAACAGGCGCATGAGCAGCGCCTGGCGCTGATCGCCGACGAGACCCAGGCCGAGCGGGCTCATCTTAAGGACGTCGAGACCATCGACCTCCAGGGTCTCACTGACAAGCAAGGCCAATATGCCAAGGATTCAGAAGCTTGGAAGGCGCTGGATCAGCAGAAAGCCGACGTTGAAACCAAATTTGCAGCCGACATCAAATTGGCGGCTGCGAAAGAGTCTCAGGATTATTTCAACGAGTGGCTGAAATCGATCCAGCAATTCCAGCAGCAATTTCACAGCTTTGTGGATCCGATCGTTGGCGGGTTCACCAGCGGACTTGAGCAGATGATCGAAGGGACCAAATCCTTCGCTCAAGTCTTCAGGGGCATCGGCCAGCAAATCCTGGACGACTTCATCAAGAACGTCGTCGACAAGAAGATTGAGTCATGGCTTGCCGGCGAGGCGGAGCAGACGGGCGCCAGCAACGCCCAGTCCCTGATCCGAAGGGCGATCCAGAGCATCGAAGCGCTGTTTGGCGTCACAATAACCAACGCCGACACCGCCCTCCACCAAACCGCCGAGGCGGCCAAGACTGGCGCAACGCTCACGGCCGTTGCCGTTAGAACGACGGCCACGACAGGGGGTGCAACCGCGGAACTGGCTGTCACCGGAGCGGCGGCGATCGCCAGCATCGGCACTTCGGCCGCCAAGGCCGCCGCGGCAACCTGGGCCGGCGTCGCGCAGGCGTTCGGGCCGCTTGGTCCATTTCTGGCGCCGGTGCTCGCCGGCGCCGCCCTGGCCGCGGTGCTGGACTACAAAGGACTGGTCCACTCGGCCGCCGGCGGCTTCGACATCCCGGCCGGTCTCAACCCGGTCACCCAGCTTCACGCCCAGGAAATGGTGCTGCCGGCCCGCCTCGCGAACCCGATGCGAGACATGTTGGCGAACTTCAGCTCCGGTCAGGCGAGCGGCGCTTCGTCCGGCGGCGGCGACACCCACAACCACACCCACAACTGGTCCGTCACCGCCATGGACGGCCCCAGCGTCGAGAAGTTTCTGCGCACCCACGGCGACCGAATGGTCAAGGTGCTGAACGAACGGGCCCGCGCCAACGCCGGCGTCGCGCTCGGCTACGCGCGCTGACACCGGACATCGACGCCGACCGTTTCGCCGCCAAGGGGGTGAGCCTTGTCCATCACGCCCTTCATCCCGCCGTCGTTCCTGACTTCCCTGCCGTCCGGCATCTGGTCGGGCGTCAACAGCCTGCCGGTGCTGCCCTATCTCCCCGGTCAGGCCATGGCGGTCGCCAAGGCGCCGCAGTGGTCGACCAAGGTGGTCCGCGCCACCTCCGGCCGTGAGCGGCGCACGGCTCACTGGCCCTATCCGCTCTGGCAGTTCGAACTACAGTACGAGGTTGTCCGCCACCGGCCCACGAATGACGAGCTGGCGACGCTCTGGGAATTCTTCAACGTCATCCAGGGGCAATACCTGCCCTGGCTGTTCGTCGATCCCAGTGACTGCCAAATCCTCTCCGCCGCACCGGTGACCTTCGGCGTCGGCGACGGTGCGACCACGTCGTTCCAGCTTTGCCGCTCGCTGAACAGCTTCTTCGAGCCGGTCTACGGCGTCTACAGCCCCACCATCCTCGACAACGGGTCGGCCGCCGGGGCTCACAGCATCGGCCCCAATGGGGTCATCACCTTCACCACCGCGCCCGCGGCCGGCCACACCCTCGCCTGGTACGGCTACTTCTACTTCCTCTGCCGGTTTCACCAGGATGACCTGACCTTTGCGCAGGTCGTCAGCCAGCTGTGGGCCGGCAAGGGCCTGAAGTTCACCTCGATCCGTCCCTGATCGGCGCCCCGCATGACCAAGACCATCGGCGCCACACCGGCGCTCACCTCGCTGTTGAACAGCGGGTCCGACTTCGCCATGGCCGATCTCTATTCGATCACGCTCAACGGCGGCACGGTGCTCAACTGGTCCGGCGCCGCCATCCCGATCAGCTTCGGCGCGACCACCTGGAGCCTCGGCCCGGCGCTCACCCGCGGCAAGCTCACCTCCAAGCTGGGGGTCGAGGTGGCGACCCTCGACATCACCGTCAACGCCGGACCGGCCGACACCGTCAACGGCGTGGCGCTGATCCCGTTCATCCTCGGGCTCGGCCTCGATAACGCGACCCTGGTGCTCTACCGGGCGTTCCTGCCCGCCTGGGGCCAGCCGGTCACCGGCACCTTGATCACCTTCTCGGGCCGGATCACCTCGATCAAGGATGTCAGCGACACCGCCATGACCCTGACGGTCAGCTCCTGGCTGGTGCTGACCAACGTCAACATTGGGCCCGACGTCTTCCAGGCGCCCTGCCTCAACACCCTCTACGACGGCGCCTGCATGGCCAACCGGGCCAGCTTCACCACCACCGGCGCGGTCTCCGGATCCGGCGGCTCGGTCAGCGGTTTCAACACGGGCCTCACTGCCGCCGACAGCTACTACAGCCAGGGCCAGCTTACCTTCACCAGCGGCGCCAACGCCGGCCTGTCCCGGGCGGTAAAGACCTACGTGAATGCGTCCGGCGCTATCACCCTGGTCCTGCCGCTGCCGGCCGCGCCGGCCAACGGCGACGCCTTCACCATCTCCGCCGGCTGCGACCTGACCATGGCCACCTGCCAGAGCCGATTTTCCAACCTGATCCACTTCCGCGGCCAACCCTTCACCCCGCCGCCGATCACGGGCGTGCAGGGGGCGGCATGACGACGGTGATGGATCAGCGCGCGGCCGTCGTTGCCGAAGCGCTCACCTGGCTCGGCACGCCCTGGCGGCACCGCGGCCGGGTCAAGGGCGTCGGGGTCGACTGCGCCCAGTTCGTGCTGGCGAGTTACGCCGGCGCCGGGGTGATCGACGCCTTCGACACCGGTGACTATCCGCGCGACTGGCACATCCACCGGGGCGAAGAGCGTTTCCTGCGCTTCATCCTGCCCTTCGTCCGCGAAATCACCGAGGCCGAGGTCGGTCCTGGCGATCTGGTGCTCTGCAAGATCGGCCGCGTGTTCAGCCACGGCGTCATCGTCACCGCCTGGCCGCAGGGCATCCACGCCGCCGTCAACGAGGGCGCCGTCGTGCTCTGCGATCTCGACCGGGACGTCGGTCTGATCTCCGGCGAGCGGCGCTACTTCACCTACAGGGTTTGGCCCGGCCTCCGGAGCCTTGGCGAAGGAGGCTAGCCATGGCCGGCCATTCCGCGGGCGCGGCGCCGACGCGCTACGCCGGCATCCAGGTGCAGACCTCGGCGCTGGGCGTGCAGATGCCGATCGTCTGGGGCACGGCGCGCTGCAAGTGCAACCTCGTCTGGTACAACAACTTCAAGTCCAAGGCGCAGCAGGCGGCCTCGGGCAAGGGTGGCTCGACCGTCACCGGCTATGCCTACACCGCCGACCTGATCCTTGGGCTCTGCGAGGGCCCGATCAGCGCCATCAAGACCGTCTATGTGGACTCCAATATCTACACCAATGGCGCCAAGACGGCCCTGGCCCAGGCGGGCCTGTCGATGGCCACGGGCGCGGTGGGCCAGTCGGTCTGGTCGTACCTGACCAGCAAATATCCCGCGCAGGCGATCGGCTACTCGGGCCTGTGCATCTGCTACGCCTCGAACTACGCCCTGGATTCCGGCGCCGGCACGCCGCAGCACAGTTTCGAGGTGGTCTCGACCACCACCGTCTCGGGCCTGCCCGACGCCAATCCCGAGGCTGTCCTCACCGACTTCTTCACCAACGCCCGCTACGGCCTGCCCAACTGGGGCGCCGGCCTGCTCGATGCGACCAGTTTCG